CCAAGAGATACAACAGGGGCAATTACTTATAATGCACAAAACATGAGATTGCCATTTTATGCAATTGGAAGCATATACAGTGTTTCTGGACCAAACGCAGTTCATACTGCAACAGAGGTCAATACTGATGTAAGGCAGAATCCTTTCGTTTCTGGGACAGGGGACTTGAACCCTCCAATGAGTATAACTATTGAGGATTCAAAGCAGGCACCAGGAACAGGCAAAAACTTCATTAGAACAATCAAAGGGGTAGTTTCTAATGCTGTTACAATTACTGCTACTCAGGGCGAGAAAGTTACAGTTGAATTTGGATATGTTGGGCAAACTCTGGATTTCAAATCTGGAGCAACAACAGCCGTGACTGAAGAGACAAACAGACCATATTTATGGAGCGACTGTTCGCTCACATTAGGCGGAAGTTCAATCAGTACTGCAAAGGAAGTAAGATTAGAGATCAACCAGAATATCGAACCACCACATTACTTGAATGGATCAAGGGACATAGGTACGCCTTTCGCTCAAAACAGGGATTACACATTGAATGTGACTTTGGACTTGGAAGGAGATGATGCCAAATTATTGTACGAGACTTTCTACAAAAATCTTGGATCATTTAATGCTGTGTTCGACTTAGACGCAGATAGCAATACTGGAAGTCAGCACACAATATTCACATTGAGTGGATGCAGAATTGTAAGCATGGAAAATCCAAGTACAAACGAAGGTCTAACAGAGAGCACAATCGAGATTAGGCCAGAAAAGGTGGATGCACAAGAATGGACAAGTTCGATCGCAAGCGGTATTTTTACACCGTATTAGTTAGATTTAAATACATATATTTAGGCAAGAAAATGAAAGAACTAAATAAAAGTCAGAAGGTACTTTATTGGATAGTTTGGACTCTTATAATGCTTTCATGCATTTGGGGTATCAAAAAATTAGTAATGGCAATCATTTAAGATGAAAGGATATTGTGAGTCTTGCAAGAAAATAGTAGAAGGGAAAAAGAAACAGATTAGTTGGCTTTGCTTTTTCCTCAGTGGGATAATCTTTTATTTTCCATATAGACTACTATTTGTCAGAAAAAATAGATGCCCCATATGTGGAATCAGGATCAAAAGGAGGACAAAATGGAAAAAAAGATAGGAGACAAAACTTACGTGGTCAACGAGATTGCTTACGTACAAGGCATTGAAATAGAGGAGATTAAGCAAAAAGATGGCTTGGCTGCTGCTGCAAAGGCTATGCTGAAATTTGCCACTGAATTGACAGATGAAGAAATCAAGAATCTTTCTTTAAAAGAAGGATTAGAATTGCAAAAAGCAATTAATGAAGTTAATGATTTTGATTTTCAGAATCCAGCCGTAGAAGAAAAACAGAAGTAGGTCTGTGCAAGTTTTATGGCTGGAGTCTCAAAGATCTTAGAAGCCTCAGTCTACCGGATTACAATGCATCTGTGGGATATATGAAGGACTGGATAAGAGCAAAAAGGAAAAGCATAAAAAAAAGATAATGGTAATAGGAGCAATAGGACAAGGAGCAACAATAGCAATAACAATTAGAGCTATTGATAAATTTAGTAATACATTTAGAAAGGCTAACACCGGGATGGGCATACTAAAAGCCAGCTTTAAAGCAGGCGCAATTGCCGTGGCCAGTGTTGGTGTTGCAATGGTCGGATTGGGTGTCGCAGTGACTAAAGTTGCTGGGGATTTTGAGCAAACCCAAGTAGCATTTACTACGATGCTTGGATCTGCAGAAGAAGCGGACAAATTCTTGAAGGAATTGGCAGATTTTGCAAAAAAGACGCCTTTTGAATTAAAAGGTGTAGAATTAGCAGCAAGACAGTTAATGGCCGTAGGATTCGAAGCTGACGATGTATTGCCTGTTTTAACTGATGTTGGAAATATCGCTGCTGGTTTAGGATTAGGACAAGAAGGATTACAAAGACTTATTCTCAATTTAGGTCAAGTTCAAGCACAAGGAAAATTGACTGGTCGTGAATTAAGGGATTTTGCTGTTGCAGGTATCCCTTTATTAGATGAGTTAGCTAAAGAGTTAGGCATCACAACAGAGGAAGTTCAAGCACTTGTGTCAGCTGGAAAGATAGAAACAGAGACTGTATTAAAAGTATTTAACAATATGGCGAGTGCCGGCGGTCGTTTTGCTGATTTAATGGAAAAGCAAGCCAAAACAGTGCAGGGTAGATTTAGCAATTTAAAAGACACTCTGACAATTTTGGGAAGAGAAATTGGTCAAATGCTACTTCCAATAGTAGGTCAATTGGCCGATACATTCCTAAATGACATAATTCCGGCAATTCAACCATTAATCCCTTTAATTGGGGAATTTTTAGTTGGAGCTTTGAAGGCCATAGTGCCAATTCTCCCCAAACTGACAGAATTATTGAGCAGATTCATAAATTTCTCTATAGGATTATTTGAGGCACTTGGACCTTTAATTGAACCACTGACAGAGATAGCATTCACAATTTTGACTGCTTTGCTTGATGTTTTGGAACCATTAATACCACAACTTAAAGAGTTGGTACCCCCCTTGGCAGATATACTTAAAGCTCTCGTGCCGATTTTGGTTCCTCTAACGAAACTAATTGCTTTATTATTGGAATTAGGATTGGGTGTAATCTTGCCTGTCCTGACACCCGCACTGAAGATTTTAGCAATTGCCTTGACTAAAATAGGAGAGGTATTTGGATTCATTATAGATAAGGTAGTATTCTTGATTGGTCTTCTTAAGGACCTTATTTTACTATTGGCAAAGATTACTTTCGGGGCCATCAACAAGGCGGTTGACTTTGTTAAGGGTACTATTGGTGGGGGGCGTAATTCAAAGAAAGTTGGTGACGCGATAATCAGACCAAACGGTCAGATCATTGAAACAGATCCAAGAGACACATTAATTGCTACTAGAAATCCTGGCGGACTGGACGGTGGGATTACATTGATTGTTCAGGGAGACTTAATTGGACTGGATGCTGAGGATATAAGCAGGAGACTAAACGATGAATTAAATAACAAGTTGAGTTTATGACAATAAAAACAAAGATAAAAGTAGATGGAACTGAGTTCAAGGATTATCAAAATATGCGAGTGTCAAGGAACATAGCGGATTATAACTCTACATCTAACTTCTCTGTGACTTTTGACAGCCCCTTCGGAAGGCACAAAACAGACTTTTCAGTGGGCCAGGAAGTCCAAATCTTTGCAGATGACATAAATGCAACGACAAACATATTCACCGGCGTAATAGAGAAAGTAAATTTCAAAGGTTCTGGAACAAGGCAGTCAGTCATATTGACAGGGAGAGACTATGGATTGAGGTTGCTGGATGCGACAGTATTGCCATCTGTTTTCACAGACCAGGAAATAAGCACGATAGTCACTAGTATTATTACTAGCAATGTTTCAGATATAACAACAACCAATGTAAACGTGACATCAGTGACACTAGAGAGGGTGGCATTCAATCACACGACAGTATTCGATGCACTCAAACAATTGGCACTTTTAGCTGGATTCATATTCTATGTGGACGAGAATAAGGATCTTCACTTTGAGCAGAAAGACCAGACAGCATCTGGAATAACAGTTAATAATACAAACATAAACAAATCAACATTCAACACAACAAGAGAAGATATGTTCAATGAAGTATGGGTATACGGTGCAAGAATGTTGGCGGGATTCACGGAAAATTTCACTGCCGGTTCTCCTGTTGGTGGTTCGGTCTTCATGTTGATAAACAGACCCAGAAGTACGAGTGTAACAGTCGATGGTGCAATTCAGAAGGGAGGAGTACTGGACTTGATGAACATCCCTAAAAGCGGCACAAACTATCTAGTGGATTTCTATGATAAAAAGATTGTTTTTACTTCTGGTCCAGACATCGGTAATTCAATACCCTCCTCAGGAGCGGCAATTGTCGTGAATTATGACCGGGATGTGCCAATTGCCAAAGTGGCTCAGGATACAGCAAGCATAGAATCTTTCGGCAAGAAGACTAACGTAATCAATGACACTTCAATAGAGGATCCAAAGACAGCCAGAGACTTAGCCAAAGCAGAAATAGAAAGCAGCGCAGATCCATTTAAGGGTGTAGAAGCGAATATTAAAGGATGGTTCAACATAACCCCTGGAAACACCGCACAAGTGACTCTATCAGACTTTAACATAGACGAAGAGGTGGGAATCCTCGACGTGACCTACACATTTGATAAGAACAGAATACAATCAGAGCAAGTGATAAAAATAAGGCTGGACAAGAAAATAAGGGACATAACTGATGAATTGAGGGAAATTCGAACTAGACTAGACAGGATAGAAGCATCAAACAGGCAATCAAGCGATGTTTTGACTAGGTTACAACTCTCAAGTGATAATTACCCAGTAGTTGGAAGTTATTGGGAAGTTAGAACTAGGGTCTTGGGGAGCGCTTTTATTCTCGGAAATGCCATTCTTAGTCGTCTTGGAAGCTATAGCACGCATGCACTTGGAAACCAAAAAGGGGCCTTAGGAGTGGTAGAAAGTGGGGGATTTTTTACATAAAATGAAAAGGAGGTACAATGGTCTTTACTGATGTTGGAAGAGAATTTGTAGCATTGAGACTTGGTTCGAGTCTTCCAAATATGTATATTTCAGCAGTTGGGATTGGAGAAGGTTCAGGCACTGCAGCCTTTTCGGATGTGACTCTTGAGAGTGAAACAAACAGGGCAA